GCAAAGAAATGGCGAGTCGTTTCAGCAATTTGAGTGATGCTCTTCATGATTTTTACATCAGCATCCGGTACATGTTGTTTGATCAACGCCATTTCTTCGGATTGAGTTGGCAAATCAACTTCAATCTTGACTGTAAACCGATCAAGTAAAGCTTTATCCATTACTCGTGTTGCGGTGTAATCATTGCCCACATTAGCGGTAGCGACAAATGAAACATTCTCAGCAACCTTGACCATTTCACTGCCAAGCTTTTCGTCCAATCGCAAATAGCGTTGAATATAATCAAGTGGGGTAAGCAAAATATTCCAAGAATCTGGGTGAGCGCGGGATAGTTCATCAAGGTGAATAATACTGTTTGGTGTACGCAATGCTTTTACAAAAGGACTTTCATCAAACAAAGTACCAGATTCTTTGTTAAAGTGCGTATTACCAATGAGTGCGGCGCGGGGGTCTTGAGTAGCACCCATATTCAAATAAAAGTAAGTAGATCGGCGATCTAAAGCATCTACCAAACATTGAACTGCAAATGTCTTGCCTTGTCCGGACGGTCCAAGAAGCAAAATATTCTTGCCTCGCAAAGCACTACGAACAAGATACTTCCATTTAAGATCGCTCATATAAAGCTTGGAAGGTTTTAGTGTAGATGCCTTATCCAAAATATCTTTCACAGTGTCAGATGTGTTGTTGGTTTTAGTCATAAGAACATCATGTATGCTTTTTATAAAATGTCAAGCATTGTTCAACAAAAAACCCCACGATTTGTGGGGTTTCGTTTATAGTATATGAACTAATGTTTAACTCTTTTTATCTTTTAGAGCGGGTGTATCTTTCAACTTTACAGAAAGCTTGTCTGAACTTTCCATATCTTTGTCAGTCTTTAAGTGAGCTGTTTTAGCATCGGCCTTATTCTTTAGGATGCGATCAATGATTCTTTCAATCTTGTCAACTACTGTGCCACCCATTGGGGCAGATACATCTTTGTTGATAGGAGCATTTTCCTTGTCAACTTTTTCTTCTGCTTTTACGTCTGTGTCATCAGCGATATCTTTCTGGGTTTCTTCATCAACATCATCCATCTTGTCAGCTTCTGCTTTTTCTTCAACCTTGGCTGGCTTTTTACCAAATCCTTTTAGAGACTTGTCGTATGCTTTTTCTGTATATGACTTTTCAGATTCTTCGGCGTGCTTTTTAGCAAACTCAACAGCATCTTCTAATTTTAAGTTCTTTGCGGTTTTACGATCTGAACCATTTGTGATTGATACTACATTATAGCAGTCGTCACTTTGTTTAGAAAAAGCAACACTGTGCTTTGCTTTATCAGCAACAACTTTACCTGTGCCCGGTGAGTTGATTACTTTACCATCTTTACCAGCGATTTTTTCAGCTGCTTTAGTAGCTTCGGTATCTTCTTTATGATCCGGTGTGCCAAACTGATTGTTGGCGATTTCTTGTAGTACAAGTTTCTTGATGGCTTTTTTGAGAAGTTCTCTATTCATAGTGTATATACGTTTAATATATAAATAGTTCAATACACAAAGAAACCGCCGGTTTATTGGCGGTTCTTGTTATTTTGTGAACTTATTATAATAGATTATGCTTCGCAACTCTTACATTCCAAGATACTGCGTCCAAGTTCTTGGGCAGGGTTGGTGCCGCGTTGGTAATAAAGGCACTTTATACCCTGTTCCCACGCGAATATAAGCAGTTCATTAACATCTTTGGCCGAAACCTTGGTATGAATCTTTAGATTGATAGATTGTCCTTGGTCAATGAACTTTTGGCGTGCGGCGGCTTGAATAACAATCTCTTTTTGTGAAATCTCACCAAACGTCTTGAATACATCCTTTTCGTTATCAGTCAAGAATGTTAAGTGTTGTACACTGCCACCCTTGATCATAATAGATTGCCATACCTCGGCAGTATTCTTGTCGTATTTATTCAATACTTCTGTTAAATATGGATTTCTGTAAGTAAACTTACCTTTGGCCAAGTCTTTGGTATAATAGTTAGACTCAAGAGGCTCAATAGACGGAGATACTTGACCAAGAATAAACGAACTGCTTGTAGTTGGTGCAATAGCCATTGTAGTAACATTACGCAATCCATAGCCCTTGAGCAATGGTGCTTCGCCATATTCTTTAGCCATTTCTTTACTTGCAGCAATACTCTTATCGCGAATAAAGCGATGAATTTGAGTGTTGAGCATCTTGGCTTCAAGTGATTCAAATGCGATCATCTTACTTTGTAGATAAGAATGCCAACCAAGAGAGCCAATACCAAGAGCACGTTGGTTCTTTGCAAAGTTGTGAGCAGCCCGCAAGAATTGAATGTTTTCAGTAGCCTTGATATAATCTTCCATAACAGCGTCAAGGAAGTATGTGAGTGTTTCAACCGCGTCTGTATTCTTCCATTCATCATAATGAAGTAGATTCATAGATGATAGATTACAAACGAATGTTTCGTCCGGTGAAGAACTCAAGCAGATTTCAGAGCATAAATTAGAAGCATGTATCTTCATCTTCTTGTCTTTATATACTTGAGGAGCATTATTATTTACATTGTCTGTAAAGAAAATATATGGATAGCCACTTTCAAAACGCTTTTTGATTACACGTGCCCAAACTTTGCGGCAATCTTTATCACCAGCAACCATCTTTTTCATCCAATAATCTGGCACACAGACACCAATACTTAAATCTTGAATAGCATGACCTTCTTCTCGAATATCAAGAAACTCATTGATATCAGGGTGATCAATTGGTAAATATGCAGCAAAACTACCACGGCGAACATTTGATTGTGATACTACGCGAGTAACGCCATCAAACAATTCCATGAAATGAACAGGACCGGAACTTGAACCACCCACACTAATACTAGCACCACGACCACGCAGTTCTCCAAAATATCCAGATGTACCAGCACCATATTTTGTGAGCATACCCACCTCGGCGGTCTTTTCAAGAATAGATGCCATGTTGTCCGATACATATGAACCGTTGCATGAGATAGACAATCCACGGCCACTGCCAAAGTTTGCCCAAACAGGCGATGATAAACTATACCAACCCTTGTGCATATAATCTTCAAACTTGTCAGCAAAACCTTTTTTCTTCAAAATCTTTTCAGCAGATTCTGCGATTTGGCGAATGCGTTCAAGTGCGGTTTGGCCTTTTGCCAAATACCCTCTTTCAAGAAAGGTAATTGCTTCCTTGTTTAACCAATAAATTTCCTTTTTCATATATATTAAAAGATGTCGTCTAATGTGATTGATTGTGTTTTCTTAGCATACTCGACAGGGCGCTTATGAAAGAAATCAGTCATCGTACTACCCATTACATCTTCATCCATCCACATAGTCAACTCAATAATACTGTTATCTACTTCAAATATTTTTTTGAATCCAATCATTTCTAGCGACGAGTTCAAACGATTTTTTACATATTCTTTTAATATCTCAGCACTGATCTTTTCGTCTTTATAATCGCCGATCATCCAGTCAATAATCTTGCACTCCGCCGTAAACGATTCAGATGCCTCGTGCAAAATACGCTCTTCAAGTTCAGCGTCAAACAACTCTGGCAATTCTTCACGGATAGTATTAACGATTTTAATACCGGCTAAAGCATGTAACGTTTCTTCTTTTGCTGTATAAGCAACTTGTTGTGCAGTATCTTTGAGCAATCCTTTATAACGATTAAACCAGTTGATGATATAAAACTGACTAAATAGAGACACGTTTTCAACAAACAGTGTAAAAAGAATAAGCGAGTATATATATTGTTTTCGGCTATCTTTATAATGTTTATCAAGATATTTACGCAAATATGCTACACGTCCTTGAATAATATCAAGTTTTAAATTTTCTTCAAACACATCTTGTAATTGAAGCACGTCCAATAGTTTTTCATATGCATTGTTATGAATAACTTCAATGTTTCCCATAGTAATACCCAAATCAGACAACGCTGGATGTGGTAATGTATCACCAAGCTTTGTCCAAAATTTCTTTACAGATATTTCTATCTGTCCAATTGCACTCAAAGCATTCTTGATAATAATCTGTTCTTGTGGGGTCATCTCTGTTTTATATTGTTGCAGATCACTTGTGAATGTAAATTCATTTGGTGTCCAGTGTCCTGCCCACATAGCGTCAATATATTCTTGTGCCCAAGGATATTTATTTGGTTTTCTAGCAATTTGTTCGTCAAAAATGTTCATAAGTTATATTCTCCTCTTTTATGTATGTGAAAGATAAGTAGCAATTAAAAAAAATAAATCTATAAAAATATTTTTAAAAATTTACTCACAAACCGGTGTTTTCGCCATTTTGCTTTTCACGAGAACTGTTCCATTTATTCTTCAACATAGTTTTGACACTATTTTCGTCACCTTGCATACCAGATTGAATTGCCATAGACTCTTTAGACTTTGCATCATACAACTCAATGTCACCGTTACCAGTATTCATCTTGGCATATAAAGTAATACCGTCTGGACCAAATCGGTTCTTGATAACATGACAACGAGCGGTGTTATTAGCTTTGTCATTAAGATTGCGAGCAACACTTAACACAAAGTCGGCAGTCATAATTTTACGATAACTGTCAGCAACATTGTGTGCCTGAACAATGTCTTCGGTACCGCCCGACCTATTTGTTTGACTCGCTGTCCAAACCGGAATTTGGAGTTCACCAGCAGCTTGACGAAGTTCTTCATATATACCACCAGCTTCACTATAGCTGTTGCTATTGCTTTCTTTTTCAAGAGGACGCAGAATGTCGGCATAGTCAACTACCATTTCATCAATCTTGATACCTTCAAGAGCTTGAATACGTTCAACGTGAAACTTCAAAGATTGAGCACTAACTGTCTTTAGTGGGAAGTATTTAACATAAAGCTTACCCTTGATCTCTTTTAGCTTCTCTTCGACGGCAGCTTGTTGATGTTTGATTTCTTGAAAATCAATATTTGTAAAGCAGCAGTCATAACGAAGACCAACATAGTTTTCATTAAGTTCAAGTGTGAAGTGAGCAATATTCTTTCCAGATTTCATCGCCTTAGCTCCTAGTGAACAAAGCAGCCACGAATTGTGAGATAAAATTCCATTACTGTAATAGCAATGTACATCCTCTACCGAGATATCATATAATATTTCATCATTTCCATAATGCTTTTTCTTTATGGAAGTTGTGCCAGATTCTGTCTCAACTACATCCGATTCAATAATATCTTTTACTTTTTTCCAATCGCCATTAACTTTTAATTGGTGATGGTCGGATGTTTTTAACGTTGTATTATTTTTAAAATATGTAGTGACTGCTTTTTGTTTCTCCGTTCTAAACGCATTCACAATACGTTTATATCCATACGGAGTATGTACAGATAGTGGAAACGGCACAGTCAATGCTGCCAATTCTTTATCTTCAACGCCAATTCTATGAAATAGATCTTTCATAGAAATTTCTTCTGTTGTTAGTCGTTTACGAATTACCATATAAAAATTGTTTTATTTTGTTGATCGATTGATTTTTTAATTTTTTCCAGTCCGATTCCCATATTTCTAATACATCGTATCCCATTGCTCGAAGTGTGTCCACTCTTTTCTTATCATTATTCCAAATTTCTTGAACTAAACGGGGTGCTTCCATATAACCCGCCAACATTTCATTTGATTTATAAATCATTGGATTTGCGTGCCAAAAATCTCCATAAAACTCAATTATTTTTTTATTAACTATGACATCGACAATATATGCACCGATTGGTTCATTCGCCGTTGCCGTAGGTTCTATATTTTCTTTAATATAATTATAAAATTTTATTTCCGCTTTACTTCTACCGGAAAATTTTCCAAAGTGAGAAGCCCATTTACCTGTTCCAATTTCATCAATTTTTTTACGCATGGATAATGATATCTTCTCGCACGACTCGGCTGTTCGCGTATGTCCCAAAAATTTTGAAGATTTTGCAGACAATTTGGCTTGTCTTTTAGAAATTTCTTTCTTTGCCATATCTTCGGTATAACCTTTAGCAATCCAATACTCCACCCGCATCCAAGATCGCCTCCCCCAATTTCCTTTGGCAACTGATTTTTTTGAATTTGAAGTTTGTATTTCTTTTATTTTTTTCTTTGCTTCTATATCTGAGAATCCTCGCGTCGTCCAATATAATTTGGTATAAATTGATCCACCCATTTTTTGTACATCCGACATACGTTTGATATGGGCGGGATCTTTACATTTTTTTATATTTATGTCTGACAATTTTTTTTTCTGTTGATCGGACATTACTGACAATGGGACGTTTCCAAATTTTATTTTGTAATCGGTTCCATTCATAGCATGTTTATGGCGTATATGAGAAACTAATGACGATGCGAGGAATCCGCAAATTTTGCATGTTAATATGTTCATACCAAATAAATATCAATCATTAACACAAAAACTTCATTTTTTATGTTCCTTTTCCGAATCCAGCACCTGCAACTTTAATTGCTCCAGTTCAAACAAAATATTGTCAACTTGCCAACCAAATAGCATTCTACCATCAAACTCAAATTTATCAAATGGTTTAAACCACAGTATATATTCCTTGCCAGAATTTCCTTTTATTGGAATACCCGTTTCATAATATTGAACATTGATCTTTGTATTAGGACCGACGCATTTTCCAATTCCTGCCGGAGCAACAATGATACCAAGTTCACCAGGCCCAAGACCGCCATCCATAAGGCTATCAATAACTTCCCAACCAGTGGAGATTGTCTTACGGCACATTTCACTCATGCGTCCAGCAACTTCTTTATGATAGTTGTGACCTAGATTGCGTTCCATACCAGCCTTCATTGCTTTATCAACAAGACCTTTGATCTTGTCATAGTCTCCAGACTTCAAATGATCAACAGACTCAATAATTGCGTTCTTCAACTTTTGATTCTTACAGAACTCAAGAAATTGTTCGCGTACAAATTGTAAATCTTTTTCTGAAATCTTTTGGTATACCATCTTCAACTGCTCAACAATAGCAGACTTATACTCTTCATTCTCAATTGTATCAATGCGAATCTTGAATACTTGCAATGTAGGCAAGTCTTTATATTGCATATGATATTGAATGATCTCTTTAAGAATCCATTTGTGAGATTCATTTTCGAATGCCTCAACATCAATGATATCTACAATACGTTCCAAAAATACGCGATCTGTTAGAATGCTGGCGATAATTTTTGCTTGGAACTCTAATCCAAATTTGTGTAGGTTGTCGATAATTACAGGTGCCATAAATATATCAGATACGATAATTCGTATTTATCAAAAAGTCAATTTTTATTTGTGTTTTAAAATTAAGAAGCTGCAAACACCGAGAGCGGTTGAAATACTTCCTGCAACCATAGATGATAATTCGGAATAGCCGAATGCATACCATGCGTTGTTAATTTTTGTATAAACTGAAACTTATTGAAGTCATAAGTTCTGTCTATATTGTCCGAGATTTGAAGTTGTAAGGATGGTGAGAAACTTGGCGACTTTAATTGCATCAGTTGATAATTTCTACGAATAATTTCAGAACTATCTACAATAGAAGAAAATATCTTTTTTTCATTGATTCTGTCTTTTGACAACTCCAAAATTCTATCAACAGACATTTCAGTGCCCTCTGTAAGCATAGGAAATGCTTTTAATGCTGTCTTTAATCCTACACCGGCTACACCATCAATATTGTCCGAACTATCTCCATCAAGAATTCTGTAATAGATAAAGTTGGTAGGATGTATGCCATATTCATTAATAATGTCTTGAACACCATAAACTTTCTTTTTAATTGGACTCCAAATAGATACTCTATCATCTACAAGTTGTAAGAAATCTTTATCTGCGCTCATTATAGTGACTCTTGATTTTGGATATGCTTGTGTAGCAATATATCCAATCACGTCATCAGCTTCAATATAATCAATAGACATAACACTAACAGGCAATGACCGCAAAAAATCAATCAACTTTATAATCTGCTGCACCATTTGTTCTTGCTCTGTTTGTGGATCGCTCATTTCTTCATATGCACGATTTACTCGCATTTTCATACCACGACCCTCTTTATATGCAGGATATAACTTCTTACGACGAAGACTTCCACCTTTACCGTCAAACACAATAATAACTCTAGTAGGTCTTAATAATTTTACAGCATAACCAAGTGTAGTTAAAAATCCACTTATACCGCCAACATGTTCTCCATTATCATTCAGTGTAGGAACTACACTCCATACACGAATAAAGTTGTTAGTACCATCTACTACAAGAATATCATCATTCTTGTTTTTCTTTGTATTTACGGGCGCAGTTGCATGTTCAGATTTTATCTGTGAAAATATTGATGCAAACTTTTTCTTTGTTTCGTTTTCCATTATATGAGAACTGTGTAGAGGTATTTCACTCCACACAGTTAGTTTTTAATCTTCCATTCCATCGCCGCCTTCGGCGTATTCAACGTCCGCAGACATCTCAGAATTTGGATCTTTATACTTCATGATGAACTGTTCGCACATCTTGTTGTATAGATAATCCTTACATTCTGGACGAGTTGTTAGAAGTATTGGCAAATCCTTCTTTTCAAATACGACTGTCTCGGCTTCTTTGCCTTGGACTTCCATAATGAATTGAAGACTCTTTGCTTTCTTGTCTTCTTCCTTTTCTTCTTCTAATTGCTTCTTTGTCTTCTTTTCAGTAGACTTGACCTTCTTAGCATTAGTAACAATGTCCCATTCGATCAATTTCTCAAGCCAGTTACCATAGTTATCAATACCACGATCAAAGAAAATATCAAACTCAACACTGCGCATAGGTGGACCCATACGATTTTTGATAATAGTGCATTTTGTTTTGATACCTACTGCTTGCTTGTCAGCATTTTTGATTTGACCGACCGACTTCAAACGAAGTCTCAATGATGCGTGGAAAGCAATAGCCTTGCCGCCGCTTGTTGTATATGGATCGCCAAGACCAACAAATCCAACTTTCTGACGAAGTTGATTTGTAAACACTAAACAGATGCGTTGCTTTGAAATCAATCCTGTGATCATTCTCATTGCTTTACTGATAGCAATAGCTTTACCTGTTGCATATCCATCTGCACCGTGGTCGCTTGCCATTTCTTTCTTGGTAGAAGCTGCGGCAACTGAGTCAACGAGGATTGTAACCAAGCGATTTTTATTAGCCTTACGAACCATTGCGATCATTTCTTCGATTTTATCAAAGATATCTTCAACGGTATCTAATGCTAAATACATCATCTTGTTTGTGTCTACGCCGATTGCAGTCAAGAAATCACGATCAACCGACGACTCGGTATCAATGAAAACTGCCAATCCACCCTTGCGTTGAGTTTCTGCGAGCAAATGTGCTCCCATCAAACTCTTACCAGATGCTTCAAGACCTGTTAGTTCGGTTATACGACCAACTGGTAATCCTGCATTTGGGCGATTTGCAATAGCCAAATCAACCAAACTATTACCGGTAGAAACCCAGTCAATGATTTGAGAAGGATCATCTTCTGCATCTAAAAAGAATGCAACTTTACCGTTTTTATTCAAAGACTCTGCGAGTGCTTCTGCCAACTCATCTCTGCCAGAATTACTTTCGTCTTTTCCTTTTGCTTTTTTCATAATGTATAATTGTTTGAAAGTTAAAAAGGGTGTACCATCGTGTACAACGGTACACCCTTTTTTAATTTATAGTTTACTACTTATTTCAACCTTATTGGTTGAACAAGTCATTAAACTCGTCGGCAATCGCCTTTGTTGAGGCGGGAGCCTTGATAGCAGCTTTAGCGGTTGCGCTAACAACTGGCGTTTCTACAACTTCTTCCGTTGGAACTGGTGCAGAATCTCCGTCGGGATTACCTTCGGAAGCATTCAACCATGTATCCATAACAGCAGCAAGTTCTTCATAGGTCAACTCTGGAAAGAGTTCTGTGACGTTCTTTTGATTCTTGACCTTTTCTTTAACGGTGGAATCATTAATGTCAAATGCCGCACTTTGGTTTGGTTTAACACGAATGGATGTTTCTGGAAAGTCTTTACCGCATTCTTCGGCGGTCTTAAACTCAACCGTAATGTCACGACCACTCTTTAGGTCTGTGATATCACCGTAATCAGGATCGGCAATGATTCCCAAGATATCTTGGTAAACTTGCTTACCCATTCCCCAAAACTTAACACCTTCGCTCTCTTGACCACGAACAAGGATAGGAACATAAGTACGAAGCTTTGGTTCAAGCTTGCGACCTGTCTTCCACTCTTCTTTATCACCACTCTTCTTGAGTTTGGTTGCAAACTCAACAATTGGATCTGGACGACCAAATGAAGAAGGAGACAAGTAAGTTTTATTGTTCATGTTGTAGTGAAACAACAGTTCAATAAACGGATTCTCTGGGTTGTGAGCATAAGGAACGATGCGAATTACGCACTTTCCTGGTGTTGGCTTCCACAAACTTGTGGACTTTGTTGTAGTGGTCTTGAGGCTATCAAGACGCGATCTGATTTTTGCTAGGTCTAATGACATAATGATTTATTTGTTAATTATTAATTTATTCTGATTGATACTGCCAACCAGATAAGTAGGCAATATGAATTAACAATCGTCATTCGTCAATCTATAAGAAGTGAAATACTTAATCTTTAACTGTTAAATGGGCAATTGTTAATTCAAATATAAGTATAAATCTACGAGGAAAATCCTTGGTTTTTTTACTAATTATATTTGAATATTTTTAACAACT